GTAAATAAAGAATCATTATTTTATTACGGCACAAATGCTGTCGAATGTATATCGTATTTGACCGAAGGTAAAAAGAAAGATCAGAAGACACTTGATAATGTTATGTACATGATTTATGAAGATCTTGGTTCTGTGCCTTACAACGCAGAAGATGTGTGCTGTGACTTTATTCGATGGGTAGAAAACTACATTCGTCCTGGAGCACATTACGATAATGTTGATCGCGATACAGTGTGGTCTTCTTGTACGATTAAAGATCACCCAGCTGGTCGTCAAAAAGCAATGTTAGATTTAGGTTTAGTTGAATCATTTAATACACTGAATTATCATCCATCAGATCTAAAAGTTTTAGATGCGAATAATTTAACAATACCTGAATACAAAAAAATGGTAAATAATGGTGTACATTCACTCGCATCAATGGTATAATAGTACTCATAAAATTAAGGAAGCTTATGTCTCTACTAGATAAATTAAAAAAGAACTCCAAGGTCAAAGGTACTGAAGTTCTAAGTAAATCAAACCTTTACGCAGAAAAAGATATTGTATCTACTTCTGTTCCAATGATCAATGTAGCTCTGTCCGGTTCTGTGGATGGTGGTCTTACGTCTGGTCTAACTGTACTGGCAGGTCCCTCAAAGCACTTTAAGACTTCATTTGGTCTTCTTATGGCTGCGGCGTATCTAAAAGAACACGACGATGCTGTGTTACTGTTTTACGACACTGAGTTTGGTTCACCTCAAGCTTACTTCGAGTCTTTCGGTATTGATGCAGATCAGGTACTACATACACCAGTAACAAATATCGAAGAGCTTAAGTTTGACATCGTAAACCAACTCGAGCAAATTGATCGTGGTGATAAGGTGATTATTATGATTGACTCAATTGGTAACATTGCTTCGAAGAAAGAAGTTGAAGATGCGATCAACGAAAAGTCAGTTGCAGACATGACTAGAGCAAAAGCTCTTAAAGGTTTGTTCCGAATGATTACGCCACACCTAACACTTAAAAATATTCCTTGTATTGCTATTAACCATATCTATATGACTCAAGAAATGTTCTCAAAGCCAGTTGTTTCTGGTGGTACTGGTGTTATGTATTCTGCTGATAACGTGTGGATCATTGGTCGTCAACAAGAGAAAGACGGTACCGAAGTCAAAGGTTACAACTTTATCATCAATGTTGAAAAATCACGGTTTGTAAAAGAAAAGTCTAAAATTCCTATCTCGGTTACTTGGGATGGTGGTATTGAAAAGTGGTCTGGATTAACAGAAGTTGCTTTGCAGCTTGGCTATGTGAAAAAGCCAAAGGTCGGTTGGTTCCACGGTTTTGATCCCGCTACTGAAAAAGAACTGACCGGTAATAAACGTATGAAAGATACTTTGACCGCTGATTTCTGGGGTGAGATCTTTACAAAAACTAATTTTGCCGAAGCCGTAAAGAATCATTATTCTGTCGGTCATCGGTCAATGTTAGAAGCAACTGCAAGTGAACTAGTGGAGTTATATAATGAAACTGAAGATGACGGATAGCGTATTTGAATATGTAGAAAACGAGACTGCAGAAACAGCAGACTTATATTCTTTTAGAATACGTAAAGGTAGATTTAAAAACGTAATTTTTACTTATGGCAAAGTTCGGTTCTTTGAAGACAAAGAAACAGATCAGCTTAAGTTTAATTTTAACTATACCGTAAATAAAGGCAACAGCCGATACGAAAAAGATGAACTACAAGATATGGAAAAGTTTAAAAAGTTCATCAGTGAGATTTTAACATATATATTGGAGCAACAACTAACTAATGCAGATATCCCGACTGATTCTCAAGAAAGTATGTAATGATGAACAATTCGCACGTAAAGCACTTCCTTTTATCAAGCCTGACTACTTTGAAGGCGCTGAGCGGATCGCTTATGACTTTGTTCTTGATTTTATTACAAAGTATAACGCACTTCCGTCCAAGAGTTCACTTCAAATAGAGTTTGCCAGTTCGACTAAAAACGTCGAAGCAAACCAAGAAGTCATTAACGTAATCAATGATGCAATTGTAGATGAACAAATCGACGATAAGTGGCTGATCGAAAATACTGAAAAGTGGTGCAAAGACCGAGCATTGTTTCTTGGCATCATGAAGTCTATCAGTATTATCGATGGCAAAGAGCAAGAACTTGATCAAGGTGCAATACCTGACATCCTTACAAAAGCTTTGCAGGTTTCATTTGATCGTAACGTAGGTCATGATTACATCGAAGATTCCGACAACCGATTTGATTACTATCATCGTATAGAAGATAAAATGCCGTTTGATTTACAGATGATGAATACAATTACAAATGGTGGTATTACTAGTAAAACACTAAATATTATTCTGGCTGGTACTGGTGTTGGTAAGTCTCTTGCAATGTGTCACTTTGCAGCTGCTGCACTTGAGCAAGGTAAGAATGTACTTTATATCACTTTAGAAATGGCCGAAGAACGTATTGCTGAACGTATCGATGCAAACTTAATGGATGTTGATATTAAAAACTTAAATACTTTATCTAAGACTCAGTTCGATAGCGCAATTGATAAGATCAAAGGTAAGACACGTGGCCGGCTTGTTGTGAAAGAATATCCAACTGCATCTGCGCATAGTGGTCACTTCCGTGCTTTGCTTAACGAACTAGAGCTGAAAAAAGATCTTAAGCCTGACGTAGTGTTTATTGACTACTTAAATATTTGTGCATCATCTCGTATCAAGGGTCTCGGTGGTTCAGTAAATACCTATCACATGGTCAAAGCAATTGCTGAAGAAGTTCGTGGTCTTGCGATCGAGTTTAACGTTCCGATCTGGTCAGCGACTCAGGTAACTCGTGGCGGATTTAACTCTTCCGATGTTGAGCTTACAGATACATCCGAGTCATTTGGTTTACCGGCAACTGCTGACTTGATGTTAGCAATGATTTCTACTGAGCAGCTTGAGGGCATGAATCAAGTTATGTTCAAGCAGCTGAAAAACCGGTACAATGATCCAACGCAAAACAGGCGATTTGTAGTTGGTATTGATCGACCAAAGATGAGGCTTTACGATCTAGATGAAGGTGCACAAGATGATATTATACCTGACATCCATGAGTATACGATAGGTGAATCAGTAGGTAAACAAGACTTTAGTACATTTACAGTATAGGAGAAAATAAAATGGCAACGTTTATTGAAGTATATAACATTCCTTTGCGTGAGTGGGATAATCCGACTCATGCAGAAGAAAACAAGCGTTTGATCAATGTAGATAATATTGCAAACGTAAAGCACTCTAATAAGTGCGAAAACCGTGCTGAGATTCGTTACTGTTGTGGTAAGGAAATCACGGTAATTGGTAGTTACGATCAAATCGTAAATCGTATTCAAGCGGCAGTTGGGGGACCACAAGTCGTGCGAACAGATGTACTTGAAAAATAACAAAGGGGATATATTATGAATAAGTCGCAGATTTATTTTTATGCCTCATTAGCATCAGTTGTCCTATCAATTGGTATCTGGTCGGGTAACCCGATTAATGGTATCTTTGTTGGTCTATGGGCACCTACGCTAATGGGTCTTGCAAATCGCTACAAGTAATCACAAACCCTCCCATTTCGGTGGGAGGTATTATTTTTATGAAAATAACATTAGAACAACACGGAAATAAAATCTCTATTGAAACGGAAAGCAATGACCTTTCTGCTATCGAATTTTTGGATTATGTATGTCAATTAATGCTGTGTGCTGGTTATCATCACGAATCAGTGAAGCGCGCGGTTTATGAGAAGGCAGATATGTTATGAAACTAATTTTTTGTTACTGGTCTTAACGCACTCATAGCTCAGCTGGACAGAGCAACGGATTTCTACTCCGTCGGTCGTAGGTTCGAATCCTACTGAGTGCGCCATTATCCTCCAGCGAATACGTTTGGAGATCCTTGAGCTACCGCGGTACAACCTGATATTGCATCACCAACTCTACCACAACCCTTACCATTAACAAATACAGATCTAGATCCTACAGCAATTCCGGCAGTATGAAGAGTGCATAATGGATGAACAAAACCAGCCGGTGGGTTGGGGTTATGTGGTGGCGCAAAGTGTGGCGCATTAGTATCGCCCTGCCTACTAATTGGTATCCCATTTGCGAATACATTTGGAGAACCCTGTGCTCGTACCGTTGGTGTACAATGTGTGATATCGGCATCTCCGATTCGTGCTACTGCTGGCATATTATTGTTCTCCTACATACGCGGCTAAACTTTTACTTAGCACTGTTTCAGTTTGATTTCCTACTGGTAAATCGTATTCTACTAGATCTAATACAATTTCAAAAACTGGCGGATTAACAGTTAAATCTGTTTTTTCTAACTGCCATACTACATGATATTTAAATCTTTCGACTGTTTTTGGATCTGATTTAAAGCTATATAGTTTATCAATAGGAAAATCCACCGGCGGAGGCCATCCGAGACCTTCAACTTCTTTTATAAGGTCATCTACTTTATAAGACTCTCCTGGGCTATCAAATACTATGGGTGAACTATCGCTTACAACTCTACTGGCAATTCGTATCGGAGACGGACTATTATACTTTCTATTAGCTAAAACATCTTGAGATAAAACAAAGTTCGGGCTATCAGCTCGTCCATATAGATTTGTTAAAAATGCAGGTGAATCTTGTTGAATCGGGTTTTTCCTAAACGCAATA